TAGTTGCACAATCTCTTCTACTGATTCTGACACCACTAACAGTAATACGATCAGACATACACCTAGATTTACCAACATCCATTATTTGTTTGGATTTACTAGGCATATTTTTAACAACAAGAAATGGTTGTGTCATTCCTGTCTGAACAACAGCAAGTAATCTATGTTGACCATTAACTAGAGTGCCATCGACATCAAAACAAATGGCAGAGTCAGATAAGATGAAACGACTATTTTTCATCTCTCTTTTTAATTCTTCAAGATTATTTGTACTAATCTTGCGGTTATT